AGCTTGCTGGATGGTACCGCCGTGGATCCGTTGGACTTTGCCAGTGCGGAGGGGTCTCCTGACGGCTTGGTGTCTATGATCGTGGATCACAGAGAAGTTTGGCTGTTTGGCGCCAACTCTGTTGAGGTTTGGTATGACGCCGGATTGCCTGATTTTCCATTGGCACGGGTACAAGGGGCGTTTAACGAAATTGGTTGCGCTGCCATCTACTCTGTTGCCAAGCTGGACAACGGTCTGTTCTGGCTTGGCGCTGATGCTCGTGGACAAGGTATCGTGTACCGTGCTAACGGGTATACCGGACAGCGGATCAGCACCCACGCTGTTGAATGGCAGATCCAGCAATACGGGGTTATTTCGGACGCAGTGGCCTACACGTACCAGCAAGACGGCCACGCTTTCTATGTGCTGACGTTCCCAACGGCTAACAAAACCTGGGTGTATGACGTTGCAACCCAAGCTTGGCATGAACGTGCTGGGTTTGAGAATGGATCGTTTACTAGGCATCGCAGCAATTGCCAAGCAGCGTTCAACAACGAGATCATCGTTGGCGACTTTGAGACTTCTGACATCTATGCGTTTGACATGGAAGTCTTTGCAGATGGCGGCAATATCCAAAAGTGGCTTCGCTCATGGAGGGCGATACCAACTGGTCAGAATACGCTAAAACGCACTATTCACCACAGTTTGCAACTTGACTGCGAGACTGGCGCATTTTTCGACCCACAGCTTAACAATGCGCTGTTGACCGAGGCGTTTGAGTTTATTACGGCAGAAGATGGTTCTTACCTTGTGCAAGAGGTAGACCCACTGTCGTTAAGCAGTCAGCCTCAAATCATGCTGCGATGGTCAGATGACGGCGGCCACACTTGGTCAAATGAGCATTGGGTTGGCACTGGAGCCTATGGGGATTACAAGAAGCGTGTGTTTTGGCGCAGGCTTGGTATGACCTTAAAGCTGCGGGACCGGGTGTATGAAATCTCTGGCACCGACCCGGTAAAGATTGCAATCTTGGGCGCAGAGCTTTCTGCGACGGGCACGAATGGCTAACATAACCAACATCCCACCACAGCGAGTGCCGTTCATTGATGAACGCACGGGGCTAATCTCGCGTGAGTGGTACCGGTTTTTGCTGAACCTATTTCAGATCTCGGGCAGTGGGACGAGTGACACAAGCACTGTTGATCTACAGATCGCACCAATTGTTGGCGATCAGACTGACAACATTGTTTTACTGCTGAATCAGTTATCTGTTACGCCCATCGCTTCCCAAACGGTGCTGCCAGATGACGTAAGCCCGCCTCGGGTAGAGATCGTTCAGCTTGATGATTTATCGCCAAACCCAGAACTTGGCACAATGTCTTCCCAAAACGCGGATAATGTCTCCATTACTGGAGGCACTGCTGTGTTGGCGGGTGGCGCTACTTTGATTGGCACGAAGACGGCTTTGACTAATGGCTCTGGTGTTTCCGCTGGTTCGCTTCTAAATGCTCCTGTCGCTGGCAATCCGACAAAGTGGATCGCCATTAACGATGCCGGTACGACTCGTTATATCCCGGCTTGGTAAAAACATAACACAGGTTAAATATGGCCATTCTTAGCCCATCTCCTAAGCTGCAATTCTTTGATGCCAACGGGAATCCGCTGGTTGGCGGCAAGCTGTACAGCTACACGGCGGGCACCACCTCGCCATTGGCCACCTACACCGATTCCACTGCCGCGTCGGCCAATACCAACCCTGTCATTCTTGATTCGCGTGGTGAGGCTTCTGTATGGCTGGGCTCCAACGCTTATAAGTTGGCCTTGTACAGTGCAACGGATGTGCTGATCTGGAGCGTGGATAACGTCACTGCGGCGTCTTCCGACACGCTGGCCAATCTGGCGGCGCCCGGCGGGGCTGGGTTGATTGGCTACACGCAGGGCGGCACTGGGGCTGTGCCTACTACCGTTCAGACGAAGTTGCGTGAGTTTGTAAGCGTGGGTGACTTTGGCGCTGTTGGTGACGGAGTGGCCAATGACACGGCAGCAATTCAAGCTGCCCTAAACTCTGGCGCTGGCGTTGTGGAAATGGACGACAGCAATTATCGAGTGACGAGTCTAAGTATTCCAGAAGGTGTAACTCTCAGGGGCAAAGGCAAAGCCGAGACCACCATCACTTGCATCTCTAACGTAACGCCAATCGTGATGAATAACGTCAACGATGCGGCAATTGAAGGCGTTTTGATAATTGCTCATCCGACTCAGACATCGGCGATTATCGCTATCAATGCGACAACTAAAACTGTCGCCCGGTGCAGAGTTCAAAACGTTCAATGCTCTGGTTCTGCTACCGATTTTCCTTTCGTTGCCCTTGCTTCCACATCCGGAGCCTACGGAAATTGGGCGCACCTGATCACTGACGTATCTGTTAGCGGTTGTGGAACAATTTTCAGAGCGGAGACTACGTTTGCGAATTCGTGGATCAATTCAATCCAAATGTCCCATGTTTACGCCGATGACTTTATTCGCGGCGTTCACCTAATCGCAACGGCTGGGGATGGTTGCTCAGACAGTACGTTTTTTGATTGGGCTACACAGACATCAGCGCGCACTCAATTTGGAGCACTGATCACTGACGTGGCAACGCAAGGCACGAATAGAAAAAACAGTTTTCACGATGTCAGATGGTACGACCTGATCAATGGTGGTGGGCTTGGATATAGCGTTGGCTCCAATGTATTGGACACCAACGTCTCAGGCTTGGTGGTTGATGAAATGGCCCCCAATAGATTCCTTGACAAAGGAATCAGGACATTGATCAATGGCATGACGCTGTTCGAGTACGTGTCTCGCACGGCGCGGCGCGGCTTTGTCGTGCCAACAAACACAGGCCTTACCTCTGCGGTTAGCGGCACTGGTACCACTGCCTCGCTGGTTACTTACGCGCAGCTCAGGACTGGCGCAACCCTTGGAAGTCTTGCGCGACTGTACTCGACGGATGTGGTGTCGGGCCTGTCGCAGGATCAAATCTTTAACGTGGATTTCGGGCTTCCTCTGCGCTTCTGTTTCTCTTTGACGAGAATCACGGCGGGCGCTTCTGCAATCGGTCGGATGCAATTTAAGACCACACAAGCTGACGGTTCACTTGCTGCGAAAGGTCTTGGCATACAGCTCAACAACTACACCTTGGCGGGTGAATCTTACGGTAGCGCATTGGCTACCGTTGGGCTTACCACTTTGGTTGACGGCCAGACGTACAAGGTAGAGATTTTTCACTACCCGGCCCAGCGCGTTGAGTGGTGGATAAACGGTGTTCTGACGGCCACACAAACAACTCTAAGCGCAATCCCTACCGGATTCGGTGTCTGTTACGTTCATTCTTCTTTGTCAAACGTGGCGGCCAACGATGTGCAGATGTTTATCGGGCAGATTGAACTATCTGCCAGCATATAGCTCCAGGGAAACGCATATCATCTGTAAAGGATAACAACCATGACCGTCACCGTAAAAAACCTAGTCCCCGCCGTAATTGCAGCGGCCTCACAGACAACGCAGTACACTGCGGTCAATGTCACCACCATCATTGATAAGTTCACTGCGACCAACTACAGCGCAACGGCTGCAACGATCAGTGTTAATCTGGTGACCAATGGCGATACCGCAGGGAATCAAAACTTGATCTCTAAGACCAAGACGCTGCAACCTGCTGAGGTGTACACCTTCCCTGAACTGGTGGGGCAGGTGCTCAATCCTGGTGGGTTCATCTCTACAATTGCCGGAACTGCGGCTTCAATCAATATCCGCGTTAGTGGGCGGGAAGTGTCTTAATAGGAGATTGATATGTGGGGATTACTTGGCAGCGTCGTTGGCGGCCTGATGGGAAAAGAATCAAGCAGGAAAGCGGCTAACACCCAGGCCGATTCTGCCCGAGAGGCAGCCGCCTTGCAGAAGCAAATGTTTGAAAAAAACATTGAGCTTCAGGAGCCATTTCGTCAAGGTGGGTTGGCTGCTCAGAACAAGCTTCTCCAGTACCTTGGATTGCCAACTGGTGCGCCCCCCAGGGTTCGTTCAGAGGCAGAATTACGCAATTCCTTAATGGCTCAATACCAGAACGCGCCAACTCCTGGGCAGCCAGAGGGCGGATATTTCGAGGAATATAAAGCGGCTCCTGGCGACGAACAAATGACCAGGAGATTTATTGCTACTCCAGGGGCGGCGGGGGCCAACGGGATTAACGAAGCTGGACTAAATGCGGCCATCCAAGCCGCTATGGCCCAGGATCAGGCAGCACAGCAATCTTACCAAGGCCAGCAGCAATCACCCGATTTTGGCAAGTACACCCGCGACTTTGGGATGCAGGACTTCCAGCAAGATCCTGGCTACGCCTTCCGCATGAGCGAAGGTTTGAAGGCGCTGGATAGGCAGGCAGCAGCACGAGGTGGGTTGATCTCTGGAGGTGCCCTAAAAGCATCTCAGCGTTATGGCCAAGACATGGCTAGCCAAGAGTACATGAACGCCTTCAACCGCTACCAGACCAATCGAGCCAACCAACTGAACCCATTGCAGTCGCTGATGGGTGGCGCGCAGACTGCGGCGAATACGCTAGGCGCTGCTGGCCAGAACTATGCCAATCAAGCCGGTGAGGCTTACATGGGCGCGGGCAATGCTCGGGCTTCTGGCTATATTGGGCAGGGGAACGCCCTTGCTGGGGCCATAAATCAGGGCATTAATGCTTACAACTACAATCAAATGATGCGGCCAGCCATTGGATACACAAGCGGCGGAAGTTACGGCTCTAATCTGCCTGATAATATTGATGTTGGTGGCGGTTTTAGCCTCCGCTAAAGTGAAAGCAAATCATGCCAATTGATCCGCGAATTGCAATGAGCTTCAAGCCTTCTTACGAGCTTGAATCTCCACAGAACATTCTGGCGAATGTGACGAGACAAAGGGGGGCGGAGCAAGCGCAACAGATGAACGCATTGGCGATGGAAGATCGTCAGCGTGGGATTGAGTCCCAGAACGCCTTGAATCGTGTTCTGAGTGCTGCTTATAACCCCGAGACCGGCAAGACTGACCAATCCAAGGTCTACAGAGGACTAGCGGAGGCTGGTCAGGGCGGGTTAATCCCAGGCCAGATGAAGGCTGAGTCTGAACGGGTCGAGGCAGAGAACAAATCACAGGAGTCACGCTCCAAGCTGCTTGGTGGCAAACTGGCGCAATCTAGAGATGTTCTTGAGCAATATGTTAAGACTCCAGAGCAAATGAGGCAATATAACGCTGCAAATATTGCTGACCCGGTGATTGGCGAGTACATGCGTAGTCGTGGGATAACCCTGGATCAGTTAAACCAAGAGGTTGATGCTGTGGAGGCCGCTGGCCCACAAGCATTTAATAGATACCTCCAAAAGCAAGTTCTTGGCGCAAAAGAATTTCTCAAAGCAAATGAGGGCAAGCTTTACTTCCCCCAGGGATCGGACAATGCTTATGTCTATAACCCGTATGAAGGGACTGTTGCTCAAGTGCCTGGCTTGAATACTGGTGCGAGTCAGCGAATTACGCCTTATCAACAGGGCCAACAGGACATTGCCAGTAGAAGAGTTGAAATTGATCAAGCTGAATTTGAGCTTAAACGAAAAGAAGCCGAGAATAGACGTGCTCCGACCATCAGCCCAAAAGATATTCAAAAGAGGGAAGCTGTATTCCCTCAGGCAACTAGTGCGCTTAAAGGGTTTGAGGCCAAATCAGATAGCTTCATGGCCGACCTTCAAAAGCTTAGAGACCATCCCGGCCTGAATCAGATCACAGGTTTAGTGGCGGGTCGCGTACCGGGTTTAACGGATGCTGGAAGGGCTGCACAGGCGCTGTATGATAAGGTCGTAGCAAAGGGTGGTTTCCAAGCCTTGCAAGATCTCAGAGACGCCTCTAAAACTGGCGGAGCACTAGGCAGTGTCTCAAATCAAGAAGGCAAGCAGCTCGTTGCCTCTTTTGCGGCTATTGACAGAAGGCAAAGTGCCAAAGATGTACAAGACGCGATTGATCAGGCCATCAGCGGCATAGAAGGATCAAAGGTCAGGATGCGTGAGGCATACGATTCAACCTACGATTATAGAAACAAAGGCGCTGAACCCAGCAAAGCACAGCCCGCTTCTGGATCATTGACACCAGAAGAACAAGCAGAACTTGAACAGCTTCGCGCTCGTTTCCCAAGGAGATAAGAATGGACGAGAGAGAAGAGCTCCGGGCTTTAAGAAGACTGGCAGAACTGGAGGGGAAAGCTGGTTCTGTGCAGGCCCCTCCGCAAGAAGGTATGCCCCAGCAGCGTCAGGCTGCACCAATGGCTGCACCAATGGCTGCTGCTCCTGAACAGCAATCATTCCTTAGCCAAGTAGGCCAAGGCGTGAAAGACGTTTATGGCGGGGCTGTGAGGGGCGCAGGGTCTATTGGCGCAACCCTCATTAGGCCGTTTGAATCTGCCGAAGAAAACGCCCAACGTCGGCAGGCAATGGATGACTTCATGCGCGATGTTGTAGGCGCAAATCCTGAGTCGTTTGGCTATCAGGGCGGCAAGATTGCCGGAGAAGTTGCAGGCACTGGCGGCATTGGCGCAGGCATGGCTAATGCGTTAACCCGCGTTGGAGTGTCAAGGGTTGCCCCGGCATTTGTCAACGCTCTCAGGACTGGTGGTTTTGGCGCTGGAAACTTTGCTCCCAAGGTCGCGGCTGGAGCTGTAACTGGTGGGGCTACAGCGGGCCTTATTAACCCTGAAGATGCTTCTCTTGGTGCAGGTATTGGTGCTGCGTTGCCTGCGGTTGGCAAGGCTGTTCCAGCCGTTGCAAAAGCAATTGCTCCAACGACTGTTCAAGAGGCGTTCACTGCCGGCAAAGACAAGGCAGTCTCGTTTATAGACAACCTTCGCAAGAAGGTTCCCCAGGAAGAAGTGCTAGACACGGTGAAGCAAGGGTTGTCTAAGATTCAAGCAGACACTTCAGCGGCTTATGTAAACGCAAAATCCGGCTGGGCAGCAGATGCAACTCCGTTAAATTTCTCAAGGATTGATCAGACTGTTAAGAAGATTGATGATTCAATGAGCCATGCAGGCAAATCAATCATTGGCTCCGATGAGCAAAAGGTCATTCAAGAGGCGAAGAGCGCTATTGACCAATGGAAAGTTGATCATCCTACGCCTACGGCTGTTGATCTTGATGCACTCAAAAGAAGATTAAACAATGTTTATCCTGAAAGCGATAAACAAAAGCAAGCCCAACGAGCCATCTCTCAGATGGTTGATTCTGTAAAAGGCACGATCACTGACAATGTGCCCGGTTATGCGGAGGCTATGAAGGCCTACGAGACGCAAACAAGCATGATTAGGGACATCAATAAGGCTCTGGGTGCTGGTGACAAAGTTTCAAAAGAGACTGCATTGAACAAGATCATGCAGACCTTGAAGTCAACTCCAGCCGGCGAATACAAACAGTCATTGCTTGGCCAATTGGAAGCACAAGGCGGAGCAAATGTTCGCCCAGCGATTGCAGGCCAATTGCTTTCAGATATTGCTCCAAGGTCATTGACTGGCCGAGGTATTCTGGGGGCTGGCGGCTTCGCAGCCATGAGCAATCCAGCATTTATCCCCGCTCTTGCTTTGACCTCTCCCCGTGTTATGGGTGAGGCTGCTTACGGCGCGGGTAGAGTTGCGAACGCAATGGCCCCTATGGCTACCAACGCAATGCCATTGCAACAAATTATGTTGAATGCACTTCGTCAAAACAACCAACCAGGCCAGCAGTGAGGATGTAAATGGACACTCAAGTTTTATTCAATATCGCAGTCTCCACCGCTGGTTTCTTCGGTGGTTGGACGTTGAACAACATCTACAGGTCTATTGAGAAGCTTGACAAAGATGTGCGGGCCATGCCGCACACCTATGTTGCAAGGGCCGATTACAGAGAGGATATCTCTGAAGTCAAAGGAATCTTAAACAAGATCTTTGATAAGCTTGAGCATAAGGTGGACAAGCAATGAACTTTGACGCTGCTTTTGTCAGATTAATCGGCCACGAAGGCGTTGTGTCAAACCATCCCCTCGATGGTGGGGGCCTTACAAAGTACGGCATCAGCAAACGCGCTTATCCTGGCGAAGACATTATTAATCTTACGCTGGACCGTGCAAAGCGGATCTACAAACAGGATTACTGGGGGCCGGCAGGTTGCGACGCCGTGCCTGAAGCCATCAAGTTCGATCTATTCGATATGGCTGTGAACTCAGGCGTAAAAGCGGCCATCAAGACATTGCAAAAGGCTGTAGGCGAGTTTGAGGACGGCATCATCGGCCCAAGAACTCTCCAAGCAATCCAGTCTATGCCTGGCCCGCGCCTTGTGGCTCGGTTCAACGGCTCAAGATTAATGTTTATGACTGATCTCGGCGTATGGCCTACCTTCGGAAAGGGCTGGGCTCGACGTATTGCTTCCAACTTACTGGAGTCTTGAAAATGGCACTTGACCCTATTTCTGCACTGCTTGAGATCGGCGGCAAGGTTATCGATCGGGTTTGGGCCGACCCCGTGCAGGCATCAGCGGCACGGCTTGAGCTTATTAAGATCCAGCAAAGCGGAGAGCTAGCTCAGATCGTCGGGCAGATGGATATCAACAAGGCAGAAGCCGCCAATCCGCATTTGTTTGTTGCAGGCTGGCGGCCATTTGTTGGTTGGGTTTGCGGCGCAGGCTTTGGCGTACAGTTCGTACTTGGGCCGCTTGGAGAATGGGTGGCTGCTTTGGCTGGCCACCCTGTGCAGTTCCCCAGGCTTGAGTTAGATACGATGATGCCTCTGCTTTTCGGCATGCTTGGGCTCGGTGCTTACCGCACAGCCGAAAAGATTCAAGGCGTTACAAAGTAGCCAATAAGCCGGCCACGACTAAAGTGGCCATCACAACCAAGGCGACTAAAATAGGGGTGGGAAGGCAGAATGACTCCCCATCTTCTTTTCGCCGTCCTGAGGTTTTTCGCTTGTCCATTTTTTAGTCTCTAGTCGATTAGCCACAAGAGTGGCGTAACCTGCAATGTCGACCCAGGAATCTGCGTAATCTGGGTCTCCGTTAATGATCCTGGCGATCTTGTGAAAGATCATGTCCAGGGCTTCAAGTTGATCGTCTGCCAGTATTTTGTCTCGGTAAGAAAGCTCAAACCTTGCCATTTGTTTGAGCCGTTGGCTCACTGCGGCATGGCTGGGGAATTCTCCATATCTAGTACCGCGCTCGCTTAGAGTTTGATCAATATTCATGTTTAATTCCACTCACAATATCATCACGTTCTCTATTCATCCTAAGCATTGTGTAGCGTTGATGAAGCCGCCAAACAATTGAAAGCCTAGGGAACTCCGACTTACATTCATCTTGCAGCATCTTTAAAACCGCATCCTCGTCTAATGTGGGCAAGATCTTTTGAAGACCACGCCAAGTTACTTCTTTCATGCTGCTAGTCTTTCTTTAACTGTTTTTGCCAAATCCCAAATACTGCTGACGCGCATCAGCTTGCCTTGTGTGTACCGTGCTCTGTTCTCTTTGACTCGAAGGCACGTAAGCGGCTTTGGTTGATCCATGCCCGCGCCTATCTTGTAGATCGGCCTGATGTAACGCCTGGTTCCTTCTGTGTCTTCAGTCCAGCCGCAGATGTGAACTCGCTTTTTCCTTTTTGGCGACTTCTTCATAAGCCGAGAAATAATGGCACCTGACTTACTTCTCTCTACGCCAATACTGCGGCACAGTTCGGTTGAAGTCATAGGGCCAAAATTTGCCAAGGCTTCAACCATTTCTTTTGCGATTGGTCGTCTTTTCATCTTAGCGCGTCCAAAACTTCATCACATTCTTGGGCCTCGTCAAAGAACTTTTGGGCGTGAACCCAAAGTCCAGCATTTTGACTGAGATTGTTTGTTTCTTGGCTGATGTCCAAAAGGAGTTCAATCAGTGAATCGATTCTGTATGCCCTGACCTCCCTCACGTCATATGAATCCATATCGGCCATTAGTTCTTTCATTCCATTTTCTCCACGGCGGCCTCTACAGCCATTTGTTGAGCCCGCAGCAAATGAAGGCCAAGCTCTTCAAGAGTGATTAAATTGGCTTCGTAGTCTTTGCAATACTCGATCAAATCATCGCAATACTGGTGCAGCGATTCACCATCCAGCTCATTGATTGCAATCTCGTGTCTGCGATCCATAGATTCCTCTTTGGAGTAGTAAGCATCAAGTTCGGCGTCGTTGAAACAGATCATTTGGGTCTCCGGTAGTCTGTGTTGCGATGTATGTACTGTAAAACAATCCTTTGCACGTGTCAAGAGGTTTGTTGCAAATTCATGATCTTTTTCTTTGCGTCTTCTGCACCTTTGCAAACCATCGTCTCGTAGCCTACGCTCTCCAGGTATGCAATCCAGTCCTTCTGCTCTGGGCTGACTGAGCCACCTTTCTGACGCTTCATTTCAACCCACAGCTTCCAGGCTGGAATGAACAGATCTAGGACGCCAGCGCATACACCTTCGGCTTTCAGTCTGGCGGCTGTTGACATGCTCCGCTGGCCTCCGTTGGGGATAGCAAGGATACGCACTCCGGGGTAGGTCTGGCGGAACCACATCACGAGTTCGCGCTGCTCAAAGTGTTCAGTGGGTATCAAAATGGGATCACCTCAAACCATACATCACAGGCGTTCTCAGTGCCAAGAAACGCCACGGGGGGCTCTGCATCAAACTTCTCGCACTTGCCGTTCTCGTCGTAGTAGTCACAGCTATGGCAGCACTTAGGCGGGCCACCACGGATGTTTTGCAGGTAGTCAATAAGGAACTGTGGTGCTTTCGGTCTCATTCCATTCTCTCCTTAGTATTTTAAAAAACTTCCCTTCGCGCTTGTACTCAATCAGCCGAGGCGGCTTGGAATCCCGCATTGCTGAAACTGCCTCATCCAAACCAACCGGCTTGCTATCCACTCCTGCGCTCTTGGCCATCGTGACAAACAACATAGCGGCTTTCTGACCAGCGTACCCTTCGTGCATCACTGCCAGATATTCGGTTACCGTTGGCTCGCTTAAGCCACCGTAGTACGTCACAGCCAGCATCTCTTTACCGCTGGCCTTGCTCGTGTGCTTACGCCACGCCCAGGCTCTTACATTCATCTCCAGCCCCTGCACGCCCATGATGTCGTCGAGGTGTAGTGTAAGGCTTTTCTTTGCGGGAGGTGGAAAAGGATTACCGCAAGCGGGGCATTTCAGCGCAGAGATTGGGCACAGTTCGTTGCAAGCATCACACACTTTAACCGGGGCCTCGCCATTGCCTGACCCGCCCTTTTTTGGTGGCTGCACGTTTGTGATAGGGCCATGCATACTGACTACCCCAGCAAAGTCCAGCACTAGGCAATGATC